CTTCACGCCAACCGGGCGGAATACAATGCCAAGCGCATTGACGGCACCATGCGATATGCCCCTTTTACGATTTACATATGGGGTGATTCAGGCGTGGGCAAGTCCACTATAGCGTCCTTAACGATGTTAGATTGCCTTAGCGCCGCTGGAGTAGAACCCGATCTCTCCAACACAGCAACTATTAAGGAATCTGACAAGTACGATTCGACGCTTAAGGGAGATACAGCAGGTATCTTCCTTGATGATATGGGTAACACCAAGAAGGAATTTCTTGATAAATCCCCTACTGATCGTGTGATTGACATTAATAACAACATGATCACCTATGCCCAGAAAGCAGATCTCCACGAGAAAGGAAAGATTGAAATTCGGCCCCGCGTATTTGTTATAACGAGTAATGCTCCACTAGCAGATCACGCCAACACTGGCTCGATCAATCCATTTTCCATTGTAAGAAGAGGAGATATCCATTTGTTCGTCAAGGTTAAACCTGAATTCCAGAAAGCCGATCACAGACTCGACACTGATAAAGTGCTGACAGCTTTCCCTGGAGACACGATGGCCAACGACGTGTGGGACATAGAAGTCTACCGCCCAAGAGAGAAGAAAAAAGGAGGCAACAATAGCCACTTAATAGACTACTCGGGTTCTACAACCGAGATTGGTAACTACTCTATTGATAGGACATTAGACATTCTAACTGACGAGTGCAAGGCTCATTTCGAGAGACAAAATTCCATCGTTACGAAAGCAGAACGCATGTCGAAGAGTCGCAGATACTGTAAACATTGCAGAAAAGCTGCTACTATTTGTAAATGCGGAACCAATTCTAATGTTGTCGAAAATATGTCTGCTGTGACTGAGTTTCAGCCTTGTTCAGAGTATGTGAATACGGATGATTTGACTATGTTGACACCGTACGAATCCGAGGGTGATATTTCATCCCTCCAACACCAAGCCGGATTTCACATGTCTTATGACACGCTTAACGAACAAATGAGCTCCATATCGATGTTTTGGCATAATTGCTGTTCTGCCTTGCCAGATTGGCTCGTCAGAAATAGGATAGCTGACGCAATGATCATTTTCTGGAACTTTCGAGATCTCGTCAAATACGAGAGACGGCTTCGCCGGTTCCTCTTTGGAACACTTCTTCTGGAGTGGTACATTTTG